CAAACCCATGCATTAATTTGAACTTCATCTAAATCGTCTACACTTTCAGGTAAATCAATACCAACTTCACGAGCATATTCTGCATCCATTGTTCCCCAGTACTCTAAGATTTCAAAACGATCAGTAAAATCAGTTGGAGCCTTTGAATCATCATTTAATATTTGATCTTCAAAATAACGAGTAGTATAATTTGGACCCTTTTGTAAGGCTTCTCTAATAGCGTCTTTATCAAAGTAAGGCATATTTCTAAGTTGTCTTACTTGACTTCTATTAAGTTTATGCCTATGAACTATGTATTCACACTCTTCCATAGTAGTAGCATTAGGATCAGGATAAAAATCCCAACAGCTTACAAATTCTATTCTTGGAACTCTAACGTGGGTAGGTTTATATTCTCTACCTTGTTCTCCGTCTGTCCACCTATGTAAAGTCTTATTAAAACTAAATGGTCCTTTAAGAATTCCAGTTCCTAACATAGCAGCTTCAAATAAAGAATTTCTTAGTTCAGCAATACCATTTGATTCTTCTAATTGATCATGAATAAGTTTTTCCATGTTCCTTGCAGCTTTCTGTGCAGGTTTAATTTCTGGAAAACCTACGAAACTTCTACCTTCAGTTAACTTAACATTGCCATCTTTGTCTGTGTAATTATCTTCTAGTGAACTTAAAAAGTTTTCACCACTTAAGAAAGTAGCTCCGGGTCGCATAACATTTCCATCACCTTCAAATCCTACATCAAAAGGATTTTTTTCTGTTTCAACGGCTGATATATCTATTCCACTTTCAACTTGTTCAGGTCCTTCAATACCACCAGTAGGTTGATTAAGTTCTATATGAGCATCCCTAGCTATACCTTCTGGTAATCTCGTTTCTTTTACTGATATAGGAAATTGTCCTGTACCAAATAAAACATCTATTAGCTGTCCATATGCTGCAACTGTTTTAGTCTTAGTAACCTTAATAAAAACTCTTGACTTCTCTGATTCTCTAAATTTAACTTTTTTACCGTATAATCCTCTAAAGTTTTGATACGAGCTTAACCAACGAGCCTCATCACCAAGCCTAGCTTGTTCAGCACTAGTAAAACGATTTTTTATTAAACCTATTAAGTTTCTTGTTTGGTCGTCTTTAAGGTCTAAAGTTTTACCTTGCTCACCTTCTACTTCTTCATAGATATGATCAGCATTTAGAAATGTATTTTCTTCCATATTAATATCCAAAAGTAGAATCAGAAGCTTCAAAAGTACGTTGCTTTAAACGCATCATATCTGCAATTGGGTCTGACATTCTAGGTCTACTCATTATTAAATACCTTAAAGCGTCATAGGCATGATCCTGTGCATGCGTATCTACATCCTCAGGATTAGTTTTTGACAAAGGTATACTTTGTAATTCTTTTATTAGGCTAGGACAACTATTAAATATTTGCAGCTTAGGTCTTGATTCTCTATTTGCTTGTTTTAAATATTCGTGTATTTGCACTTTACCTGCTATTCTATTTTTATCTGCTCTTCTTAGTTTGTGACCTTGTTTTATTAAAGCTTCACCTATAGTAGGACCAGTATAACCTGTCCTTGCCCAAGCAGAAGTATCTAAAACTCCGGCAATAGAACGATACTCATCTTGTTCTCGTTCTGTAATCTGTGCTCCGAGTGCTTCTCCTGTAAGACCCTTTTGATAAAGTTCTCTATATATAATGAGAGTCTTATCTTGTGGATTAACAGCAGCCCAAAGACAACAGCTTTCCGAAGCATAACCGTAGTCGATCCCCTTGACTCTTTCCCAATGTAAGGGTATGTCAAATGGTGGTACTACGTGTACAGATGGATCAAATTCTACAAAGGCAGCTCCTTCATTTACATCCCAATTTCCTTCAAGTAGTTGTTTACGTTGGATTGGAGGGAGTGAAAGGAGCATACGTTCATACTCACCATCTTTTGCTAGGTAGGGATTATCCATTAACCTAGCCGGAATAAACTTTCTTGTTAGACCATCTGAACCCATAAATGATTTATTAAGTTCACTAGGTTCTACGTATCTTTTTTTAACCCAGTGAGCACCAACTCCTCCGGGGTTTGCAGTACATCGTAAATAAGTTTTAATAGATGGATCAGTAGTTCTTAGCCTTGAGGCTAAATAGTTCCAACCGAACTCTGTGGGTAAGTGAGTAATCTCATCAAACCCTATCCAACTATAGGCTTGTCCTTGATACCTATAAACGTCTGCTTCTTTTTCCAAGAAACCAAATTCTACTTTAGCTCCACTTGGAAAGTTCCAAATCTTTTCTACTTCTCTAAACTTAGTTCCCGGAAATGCTCTAGGATATAATTCTCTGCTTTTATCTATAAGCTCTCGAAGTTCTGGCATAGACCTTCTAAGGATTAAAGCTCTGTGTCCTTTTTTGTGACAGTACCTTAAAGGGTCTATCAACATAGCAAAACTTTTGCCACCTCCTGCTGCTCCTCCGTAAAGGACATCCTTTTCGTCTGCAGCTAGAAAGTCTGTCTGTGGTCCTTCATTAGGCATGAAAGCCACAAACGAATTCGTTGCATCTAAATGAGCCTGAACTGAATCTGGAAGTTCTTTAACTTCTGATTCTGTAACTACCTTCCCTTGGGCTGATACTGTTTCTTCATCCGATGCGTTCTCAAACTTTCGGATTGTTGTTTCTTGTTGTTTGAGTATTTGTTTTTTGGATCGTAACTTCTTTTCGAGTTTGTCAACTGTCTTCCTCTTAGATGTTAAAGATTTTTTAGCTGCTTGTTTTACTTTCTCTTTAGTAGAAAAAGAATACTTAGCTTTAGAACCTTTAGGTCTTCCTCCTTTCTTACGAGGTGATCCGTCCTTGTTAAGTATAGGGCTTCCTTTAGCGTCTGTCAAGTATTGAATTGAATTTATTTCTGTAGTCTTCTTCTTGTCTGTCATACTTTTTATCTATATGTTTTTTTAAACCCATCCTTGATAGCTTACGTTCTGTACTTGCCTCTAACCAATCAACGGCTACAGCTAAACTAATTTCATCACCATGCACCATTTCTGAAACGACTGCTAAAGCATTTATTTGTTCTGGTATGGGTTTAAAGTACCCATTTACTTCACTTGTTTCATAACCAAAAGGAATGGTTGATGTCTTTCTTTTAATGTATCCTTCTTTCATTTCTTACTCTCCCAGTCTTCTATAGCTTTAACAATACTGTCTTCTGCAAGAACAGAACAGTGTAGCTTTATTGGTGGTAGTTCTAAAGCTTCTGCTATATCTTTATCTTTAATCTTTTTAGCTTCTTGTATGGTTTTACCCTTTAGCATGTCAACAAACAAAGTTGATGAAGCTATTGCAGAACCACAACCATAAGTTTTAAACTTAACGTCTTCTATAAGGTCTCCATTAAGCTTTAATTGTAAACGCATAACATCACCACACGCAGGTGCTCCTGTCATACCTGTGGCTACGTTAGGATCACTGGGATCAAAACGACCTACTGAATGTTTCTCAGGGTCTTCTAAAACACTCTCAAATCTATCCAATACTTTCTGTGAATACGGCATTACTTTTTAGGTTTGTTAAAAATCTTATCAAAGTTATCTCGATACTCTTCGCTGTACACTCCGGGTCTTGCTCTAGAACCCTTCCCTGCTATTGTCTTTCTAAACATAACAGGCTTTGCATCACTTCCTACTTGTGTTCCTTTCTTTACCATTTTACTTTATCAGACCAATAAGCTGCTGACGTTTTTCCTTTAGCAATATTACTAGCGTGTCTAGCTTTAAAAGATTTCTTTCTGGCTTTTTCAGAAGCAGTCTTAGGACTCTTGCCTGCACCACTAACGCCTTGTTGTCCAAAGCGTATGGTTTTAATTTGATCTCCTTGTTTAGCCACAACAACGTGTGACTTTGTTTTATGCCCCGGAGTACGCTTAGGTTTGTTATAACCACTTACACCTGCGTTTTTTAATCTACTGTCCTTTTTCGTTGCCATTACTCTTCTTCTCCTTCATTAGTTTCTTCCACATAAGATTGTTCGCTTCTAGTTTCTTCTTCTTGGAAATAGGGTTCTTCTTCATACTCAACGTCCTCTGCTTCTATATTAATAGGTGCTTTATCTGGCATGATAAAAATTCCACCCGATGTTTGTAGGTTGATGTCTAACTTTTCAGACTTTGAAACTCCTACACGATCTAATAAAGACTGAGCAGCGTTTAGTTTATTACTGGCTTGTGGTATTGGTTTATCTGAACTCATGATCTCTAGAAGCTTAAAAGCTGCCTTAGGTGCATTGTGTGCTAGTACGTCTTTGGTTAGTTCTAACACTTCGTTCTTCAAAGACTTCAAGACTTGGTAGTGTCCACCTGAATAGCCTGCTAAAGCTGCTGCTTGCTTGGCATCTCCTTCAGTTTCTACTAGACTGTCAAGGAATAACTGTTGTTTATCCGTTAGCTCTCTTGATGTTTGATGTGAAGATATAATACTGTTCATGTAAACCAGTATAGGGTTATATGAAAAAAAGTCAAGAAGTACTTGACAAAATGCTCTCTGACCTGTATGATGGAGCTTGTCTCCGAGATTGTTAAACCCCTAGCATTTGGAGACTCCACTTAGTAGACTTTATAGTCTACCCCCACCTTCGAGAATCTTCATTTAACCTATATAGTCTTTAAAGCCCGACAAAACTATTGACTCCCTATTAGTCTATCTCTCTTAAGCCCGACCTTTCTGGTTGACACCCCTTTTAGCTAAAAACATGTAACCACTACATAGATATACTATGGAGGGGGTATGGTCTCCTGCGTGCCCCACTACCTACTTAGTTAGTTCAGACAAAGTAAACCCTATAACTTAGCAGACTTTAAAGACTACACAGGCTACAACATACCAATGCTAGGACTACTCAGACTTTGTAGTTTTGAAAGTTTACATAGTCTGCTAAGTCTTAGTATTTATAAAAGTTTAGAATTATTCTATACTCTTAGTTCCCAAAGGATTAGCTAACATTCTATTTTGTAAACTCTGATGTATCATAGGGCTTTAAAAACTACCTAGTTTACAAAGTTATGAGGATTAATAAGCTTTATATTTAATAACTAAACTTCAAAGACTTCATAGAATATCAATGACTTAGGTAGTTTTTAAAGACATTCAGAAGGGAAAACATCAGAGTATCAAATGTTAGCCCTGTTATACCTGCGTTTATTAATAAACTATATAGACTGGTCGTTCACTCTCTACTACTTCATAAGCTCAGTAAGTAAATGAAACTCTAAAGTTTAGAAAAACTAATCTATTCTATTTCCTCCTTTAAATAATTGGGTATATTCTCATTTTTACTCACCTTAATAAAGAGGTAAGTTTTTTTGGGGTCTATTTTACTTCGTAACAACTTGGGTTCCACTTCGTTACTCCCAGGTTTAAATAGGCCCTCAAAAAAACTACTGTCTACTCTTTACAAAGTCTCTCAAAAATGAGACAATCCCTTATCAATTATTTAATAATAGGAGGAAATATGAATACGATTTTAGTTAGTTTTTCTAACAATGAAACTTTAGAGTTTCAAAACCTATTTACTGCAATCAAAACGATAAGAGATAAATTCTTTTATGGTATTGAAGTAGTAAGAGTTAAAGCGATAAGCTTTAGCGACCAGTCGGCAATAATAGATTATCTATTAGAGCTTAATCAATATGCTAATAAACCTAAGGAGGTATAACATGGCAACAACAACATTCGATATTAACAAAATAAACAAGGAGCAACTAGCTAATCCTGCAACTTGGGGACAAGTTCAAGGCATTTCCTATCGCTTCGGTAAAACTAAGTACCTTCAAAAAGGTAAAACGGATTACCGTATCCAGAGCCAGATTAAAGGATGCCTTTGGGGACTATCTAAGAAAGGTAAACTTTCTTTTCAAAAAGGTCACGACCTTATGAATGCTAAGACTTTCCCAAAAGTCTACCAAGAAGCAATAAAACAATATCTCTTGGATAATCCTGAAGCTGAGCTATAGCTTAATCTTAAAAGGGAAGTAGACTTTAGGGTTTACTTCCTTTTTTTATGTCTGAACTTTATATATTATGGAGGATAAAGGGTTAAAAAAATTTCCGAGCTTCGCTCGGTTAAGAAGGAGTCCTAAAGGACACTTTAATAAATTTTGAAAGCCCTAAAAGCCCTTTATCCCAGCCTTTTAATCAAAGCCTTCCCCTTTATCCGTACCAGTAGGTAGTGGGTATTATAATTGCAGAGCAGATTTAACTGAGACCATACCCGTTGATACTATATTTTATAATAATAGTTATATACTAAATCCTCTCTAGTGTTTTTAATTGGGGGGCAAAGTATTGAGGCAGGCTCTATTTATCTACTAGTTTTATGTACCTTTTTAAAAGTTTTTATAAGTGTACCTTTAAATATATGTACCTTTTATATGTACCTTTACTATTAAAAATGAATTAAATAGGGGTGGTGTTAAATTATAATATATTATTTTAAAGTTTTATAGGCTTGCAATCCTCGGTGGGTTTCGGTATAATTTTAGGGGCTGGGCAAAGCGACCTAGCGGTAATAATAAATACCTAAGGAGGTAATCATGAATATAGATATTACAGACGGAGAAGCAATTATTTTATTAACATCTATTAAATTAGCAAGAGATAATTTTACTAGCTTCCCACCAGACGTATCTGAATCAATGAAGGTTGGTGTGTTAAATACACTTGACAGTCTTAAAGAAAGAATGGAACAACATCCAGATGCTATTGAAACTATTTAAAGTTTTATAGGCTTGCAACGGTTGGCAAGGCATGGTACAATTTTAGGGCTTAGCGAGGCTAGGCAGATTTTATAAATAATAAACCTGAGGAGGTTAATATGAGTAGTGTAAACATAAATTTACATAGAGTGGTGGAAATAAGAATAGAAGGAACTGTTGAACTTGAAGCAGAGAGAGAGGGTAAAG